AATTTTTCATTGCCATAACAAGATAATCCATTATAGAAAAGAAAAATTAATTCATTTCTTGAAAGTTGTGCTCTTAATATACCAATGTAATTATATCTTGTTTCAAAATCGTTTTTTGGTAAAAAGGGAGTAGTATCTACGAATTTTACAATTCTATAAAGATGTCTAAAGTAATGATCAAAATATGTTGGAACAACAAGATCTTCGTATATTGAATTATCTTTTTCTGTTTGAAATAATTCTTTCAGTCCATGCACTTCAATTTTTCTTCCGTCTTCGTCTTCCGTAATAAATCCCTTGCTTTCGTAGAAATAGGTAAATAATTCTCTTCCTGAAATGTGCTCTTTTACTTTTCTATACATGAATAATTTTCCTTTGTCATCCTTAATATTTTCATCAACATCTTCTGTAAATGATAACTCATTTATTATTTCTTGGTGCAAGCTGAGCATTTGAAAGAATATATTTTCAAATCTAATTCTATTGGATGCTTCAGTCTCTTTTTTTGAATTAAAGTTTTGTATAATCAATGTTATGACAACCCCTGCGAATGCTAATCCCGAGAATAGTGCATTTACGGCTCCAGCGCTATCTCCGAATTGGCCTATTTTATCCATATTGCTCACCTTGTCAAGATCTCCATATACTAAAGTAGCAATATCTTTGGAATAGAAAATACAGATGAGGTACGAGGCAAATATAAGTAATAAAATTACTGTGGATATGGCTATATTTCTCATACTAAAAGGTTTTTTCGTTTTCTCTCTAACTCTCCCTTCCTGATTATACAGATAGCATTCTCGTAAGGCTCTTCTGTTTTCTGCCAATAGTTTAGCAAAGACTGGCGGGCAATTCCAAGTTGTTCACTTGTGAATACCTCATATACGGCAGCCGGTGAAGCAAAATACTTATGTTCTCCGGTCGCTTTAATTTCTACGTGTATAACTCTTCTTTTATCTTCCTTTTCCATAAATGCAAATATACTTTATAATTATTATATGTTACGTAGAATAATAAAATTATTGTTTATTAACTATATAAATAGTATTATACGATACATAAAGTACTATATTTGTAATATCAAAATCAAATAAATTAATGACTAATTAAACATATACTATTATGAATACATACGTAAAATATGTGCCAAACGTGTTTTTGGCAAAGTGCGAAGAAAAGCATGAAAAGGGTGAAGTCATTGACGTAACAACAAAATACGGCAAAGAGAATGAGAGTATTGTCTGTAATCTCATGTTTGAGAAAAATGGTTTTTACTACTACTCAATAGTTCGTGCAGACGGTTTTAACGTACAAGAATGGGCAAAAGCCAGAGCTGAAAGGCGTAGAAGATGGGCAGCTTCAGCAGAAAGAAAAAGTGAAGAGTACTTTAATGCTTCAAACAAGCATGCTGATTTTCTTTCGTTGGGCGAACCTATTAAAATCGGGCACCATAGCGAAAGACGTCACAGAAGGATCATAGAAGAGGCTCATAATAACATGGGTAAATGCGTAGAATTTAGTAACAAAGCAGAAAAATATGAGAGTAAAGCTGAATATTGGGCAAGAAGGGCTAACACAATAAATCTGTCTATGCCTGAAAGTATCGAATACTATGAGCATAGATTAGAGGTTGCAAAAGAGCGGCATGAGGGATTAAAATCAGGCAAATATCCACGTGAACACGCTTATTCACTGACTTACGCTAAGAAAGACGTAAACGAAGCTCAAAAGAACTTCGATCTAGCTAAGAAATTGTGGGCGTAATGTAATAATAACAATTCATGGCATATCAAAGTTGGTATGTCATGAAAATCATCTAAATAGCGAACAATTGGCAAAAGGTGCGCTATGCACGTTTTAATAATTAGCCCTTGGGCTTGGTATGTAGTATCTTTGAGGTACTATCGCGGGGTAGAGCAGTGGTCAGCTCGCTACTTTGACTTGGTAGAGGTCGGTGATTCGAATTCATCCCCCGCAACTATTAAATTATAGACTAAATATCACGATTATGGAAATTTTGACTCTTTCAATAAAACAGAAGTTTTTTGATGAGATTTTAGCAGGCATTAAGAAGCAAGAGTTTAGAGAAATTAGACCTAATTCTCAATCTAAATATTGTGAGCTTGATGAAGACGGCTATGTGAAAGAGATTGAAGGCGTTTTGCAACCTCGCAAATATGATGCTATCAAATTCTTAACAGGCGAATATAAGGGCAAAAGACCTTTTATTGTCGTAGAGGTCAAAGACGCTAAAATAGAACTCTTTGAAGATGAGAATCATGAATTAGTAACCTATACCTATCAAGGTGAGGAGTATATAGCCGCTCAGGTGGTTTATGATCTAGGTGAGGTCTTAGAGAGACATATAGATTGATTGTTTAATTAAAATTGATTTGCTGAGTTAGAATTAAAGTAGGTACAAGCGCAACGTCAAATAAAGGCGTTGTTGGTCGCAGAAGTTTTACTGGTGGTAACGGCCAGTTTATGAACCGTAGACAGAAATACGGTGAAGTTCGTAGGGGATTAGGTTTATCCGGAGGTTAGTGTCTATGCTAATCGAGGATACATATCGCAGCATTGACCGAATTCGTGAAAAGACGAGTTCGGCTTTGCTGTTTTTATCTTTTGGTAAGGATAGTCTTGTTTTACTAGATCTCATCTACCCGAAGTTTGACAGGATTGTATGTGTCTTCATGTATTTTGTCCCCGAACTGGGGCATATTGAACGCTGGATAAAGTGGACGAAAGCAAAGTACCCGAAAATAGAGCTCGTCCAAATACCGCATTGGAATTTAACCTACATACTTAAATCAGGCATGTACTGTGTTCCTAATCCCAAAGTAAAGCTATTGAAGCTTGCTGATGTAGTTAAATCCATGAAACTGAAATACGGTATTGATTATGTCTTTTTAGGTATGAAGAAAGCTGATTCCATGAATAGACGTTTGATGTTGAACAGAATGGGTTTCCCATACGAGAAAAACGGGATGGTTTACTCTCTGGCTGACTGGACACAAAAGGATATTCTTGCTTATATGAAGCAAAAAGGACTACCTGAGCCTGTAAGGTATTCCAAGAATGCCAGCGGTGGGGTTGGTTTTAATCCCGAATGCTTTTTATGGTTAGAAAAGAACTACCCTGAAGATCTTGAGAAAATTTACGGGGTATTTCCTATGAGTAGAAGAATATTATTTGAACACTATAATGGAACTAAGTAAGTATATAACATCGGAATCGGTAGAGCTTAAACGCTCTATGATTCATCTAGCAGGGTATAATCCCCGTAAAATATCCGAAGAAGCGAAGAAAACGCTTAAACGAGGGATCAAGAAATTCGGGCTTGTAGGCGGTTTGGTAGTAAACAAGCGTACAGGTATGACACTTGTATCGGGACACCAGCGTTTATCCGTTATGGATGAGCTGAATAAGTATCCGGATAATGATTATCTAATTCGCGTTGAGCTTATTGATGTTGACGAAAAACGGGAAAAGGAACTAAACATCTTAACGAATAATCCAAATGCTATGGGCTCATGGGATTATGACGCTTTACGTGAGCTTGTTCCCGATATAGATTGGAAAGATGCCGGACTGACAGATGTAGATTTGAATCTCATCGGCTGTGAATTCTTACTCCAGACAGAAGAGGAAAGCTCACTCGCTGATGCACTAAGTGATATGATGGCACCTGTTACCGAACAGAAAGAAGCCGAGAAAGTTGCTAAGCAATTGGAAAAGGCGGAAAAGGTCGCTCACATGAAAGAAGTTAAAGAACAGGTAAAACAGTCAGCACAAGAAAAAGCAAACGATATGGATGCTTATCTGATGTTATCCTTTTCTTCCTATGAGGAGAAAGCTGCTTTCTGTGAAAGGTTTGGATTTGACCCCAACGAGAAGTTTATAGTAGGTTCAGTATTTGATGAAATGATAGAAAGGATAGATTGATTATGGCAAGAAGTGAATCTAAAAGTACAGCAAAGAGCAATAAGGGAAGAAAACCCAAATTTGATTACACAGGAGAAGAGTTCCTTTCCTCTGTGGAATCATTTGCAAAGAAAGGATTCACGGATAAAGAGATTGCTTATGCTTTGGGTATAGCTCCGCAAAGATTTTGTGAGAAGAAGAGTTTGCACCCGGAATTATGTGAAGTATTATCACGCGGGCGGGCGACAATTAACGCAGCGGTAAGGGCAAAATTCCTTGCAATGGCTATTGGTGGTATTAAGACAAAGAGTGTTACTAAGCGTAAACTGAAAGATATTAATGGGGATTATACGGGCGATGAAGAAATCCAGAGTGTAGAAAGTGAGCTGGCTCCAAGTCTTCAGGCTATGTCGGTCTGGCTATACCATCATGACGAAGAGTGGAGAAAGATTGAACGAAAGCAGGATGAAGATGCCAGCGATATTCCTACAGATATAAAGCAAGGCGTTGATATTGATTCTTGGATTAAGGAGCAGGTGAAAGGAGACGGAAAATGATTACCCCACAGGCAATTTACCATCCGTTATACAATGACAAGGAGAAGTTTATAATTCTTATTACCGGTGGTCGTGGGTGCGAGACTCCTACGCAAGAAATCATAATGTCTGATTTGACAATAAAGCAAATCAAGGATATTAAAGTTGGAGATTGTGTCATGGGTGACGATGGAACACCTCGCAATGTTCTTGCTACTATAAAAGGAAGAAGTGAAATGTTCCGTGTCAGACAAACAAGTGCAGAAGATTACCTTGTAAATGATGCGCATATCCTTAGTTTAAAGAAAAGCCAAGCATCTATAAACCAAGGGAGATACAATGAATTTAAAGAATACACAGATATGCGTGTTACTGACTATTTAAATCGCAGCAATCGTTTCAAGGAGCACTTTAGAGGGTACAAGGCAAATTCAATTCCTTATGAGGAGAGATTAGTTGAATTAGATCCATATTTGCTCGGCTTATGGTTGGGTGACGGTACAAGCATATTTCCGCAAATAACAACACCGGATGTTGAGATTGAACAATACCTTAGAGAGTATGTAGAAAATCACAATCTACATCTTTCAATCAACGGAGTAAAAGGTAAAGCAAAGACATTCCGACTTGCTAAAAACGGAGGACTGACGAATCCTATCATGGAAATTCTTCGCCATTATGATTTGATTGGGAATAAACATATTCCACAAGAATACATATCAAATAGCGAAAAAGTACGTCTTGAATTACTTGCAGGGCTGCTTGATACCGATGGAACAATGTCTTTTAATGGGTACGAAATTACGCAAAAGAGTGAAAAACTTGCAAGGCAAATAAAGTATGTTGCAGATACTCTGGGCTTCAGAACAAGCATCAACGAGAGGAATGTGCGTTGTAACGGGAAAGATTGTGGTAAGGTTTTTCGTGTACATATCAATGGTGATACATGGAAAATACCTTGTAAGGTGAAAAGGAAAATTGTGAATAAGACTGATGTTCACAAGAATAAAGATTGGCATTTATCACAATTAACGATAGAATATGCAGGAATTGGAGATTGGTGTGGTATTTATCTTGACGGGAACCAACGCTATTTGCATTCTGATGGAACAGTCACGCATAATTCAGGCAAATCATTCAATGCATCTACCTTTATCGAGCGTCTGACATTTGAAATGACTCCTGCCGAGAAGATAGTTCATCAGATTCTTTATACCCGTTACACGATGGTTTCGGCTGGAATATCTATTATTCCCGAAATGATGGAGAAGATAGAGCTGGATGGAACAACGAAATATTTTAAGACTACCAAGACGGATATAGTCAACAGAATGACTAACAGCCGTATCATGTTTCGGGGTATCAAAACCTCATCAGGGAATCAGACGGCAAAGCTGAAATCCATTCAAGGCATAACGACTTTCGTCTGTGATGAAGCGGAGGAGTGGACTAATGAGGAGGAATTTGATAAGATCATGCTCTCCATTCGTAAGAAGGGTATTCAGAACCGGATTATCATCATAATGAACCCTTGTGATTCCAATCACTTCATCTATAAAAAGTATATTGAAAAAACTCATAAACAGGTAGAAATTGACGGTGTTCAGGTTCAGATATCCACTCATCCAAACGTATTACACATTCACACCACTTACCTTGATAATATGGAGAATCTTTCTCCTGAGTTCTTGAAAGAGGTTCAGGATATGAAGGTGAGCAACCCCGAAAAGTACGCCCATGTGGTTATCGGTCGTTGGGCAGATGTTGCCGCGGGTGCTGTGTTCAAGAAGTGGGGTATTGTTGATGAATTTCCACCTTATGCGAAAAAGGTTGCTATCGGACAAGACTTTGGTTATACGCATGATCCATCGGCTTCCATTCGTTGCGGCATTGTTGATAACGCCCTCTATCTGGATGAAGTGGATTATCGAACCGGATTGTTGTCATCTGACATAATTAAGACGCTTCGTCCGTGGGGGTTGAAGGTGATAGCTGACAGTGCAGATCCTCGCTTAATTCAAGAAATCCACAATGGAGGAATAAAAATCTATCCTGTCGAAAAAGGAACAGGTTCAATCAATGCTGGTATTGACAAGATGCAGGATATGGAGATATACATAACCAAACGCTCGTATAACTTACAGAGTGAGTTTAGAAAATATGTATGGGCTAAGGATAAGGACGGGAATTATATAAATGAACCGGAAGATCATGACAATCACTGCTTCGTAGGTGAAACAATGATAGAAACTTTATCGGGTAGAAAGCACATTGATTCCATCAAAGTTGGCGAGTATGTGCTTACATCAAACGGCTATCGGAAAGTAAGTAAATTCTTTGATAATGGATGCAAAAAGATATTGCATATTCGTCTGATTTTTAGTAACTTTATAGTAGAAGTAAAGGCAACACCTGAACATAAATTTAAAACTAAAAACGGATGGAAGCAATTAAAAGACTTGACGGAAACGGACGTACTCTATACGTGCAAATCTTTAATGGGAAAGAATATCGTTTATACAACGGAGAACGATATTTCTCTCGTGGAACGAAAAGACTTCACAGAGAAGTGTGGAAATACTTCAATGGAGATATACCAAAAGGATACCATGTCCACCACAAAGACGAAAACACATGGAATAATGAAATTAGCAACCTTGAGCTTATTGAGATGCACACCCATTTGCGACTTCATGCGAAAGAACAAAATGAGAATGGAGAAGTACTTTCACAACGTAGAAAGAATATGGCTAAAGCAAGTAAATATGCCGCAGAGTGGCATGGCTCAGAAGAAGGCAGGAAATGGCATAGCGAGCACGCTAAAAAACAATTTGCAAACGCAAAGCCAAAGGAGTTCGTCTGTGAATGGTGCGGAAAGACGTTTTCTGCAATGCCGAATGGAATTAACAGATTCTGTTCAAACAAGTGCAAGACTGCATACAGATACCACTCAGGAGTTGACAACGAAATACGGAAATGCAAATGGTGCGGTAGAGAATTTACTGCAAACAAATACAGTAGAACATGGTACTGTAGCAAAAGTTGCAGCGGAAAGCATTCTGCAAGCGTCAGAAATAAAAAAGATTGAGATAATAAGTGAGAATATAGCAAGTGTTTACGACTTGGAGGTTGAGGATATGCACGAGTTTTTTGCTAATGGAGTTCTTGTACATAATTGCATTGATGCTGCCCGTTACTATGTATTGGGTGAGCTTTTAGGTAAGATTCAAAAGCCTAAAGACTTAACAGGAATATTCACACATTAAGATACTGGATTATGACATTAGAAGAAATATTAGCGTTGGAGGATATTGATAGAAAGATTCAGTACCTCAAGAAAGGGAGAAAAACCGAACTTCCAGACAGGAGAAAATTATGGGAAGATTGGAATCCGGATCTACATGAGATAATGACGGATAAGAATAAATATCCCGACCGCAAAGTGCTAAAGGAAGAAGCGAAAAAGGAGTTTGATGAGAAGACAGGTAAAACCTACAATATTGAGGCTAAATACGAAACAGAGCCTGTAAATCGTATTGTCATTCCTCTGGAGCAGGATATTGTGAACATACAAACAGCCTTCACAGTAGGTACTGAGCCATCAATGGATTGTACTCCTTCCGATGAAGGTGAAAAGAATTTGTTCGCTGCTTTGAAGTCTGTCTTGCAGAAAAACAAAATCAAATACCAAAACAAAAAGATTGTTCGTGCCTGGTTGAGTGAACAGGAGGTGGCCGAGTATTGGTATGTGACCGATGATGATTCTTTTTGGGCTAAATTCTGGGCAAAGGTAAAGATAACTTTCGGGGGTAAGGTAAAGCCTACAAAGAAACTAAGAAGCGTTATATGGTCTCCGTTCAGAGGGGATAAGCTCTATCCGTTCTTTGATGATTATGGCGACTTGGTTGCAATGTCTCGCGAGTATAAAAAGAAAGATCTGGATGATAACGAGATAGATGTTTTTATGACAGTGACTAAGGATGCCGTTTACCAATGGGAGTTAAATAAAACGTGGAATATGCCTGAAGGCAAGACTTTTAAGCACGGTTTTACTAAGCTTCCTGTTATATACGCCTACCGGCCTGAAACATATTGCCATAAGATTAAGACGTTTCGGGTAAGGTTGGAGAAACTTCTATCAAACTATGCCGACTGCATAGATTATCATTTCTTCCCGCTTCTAAAACTCATTGGTGATGTAAGCGGTTTTGCAGGCAAGACTAAGGATAGAATGGTAAAGTTGGAAGGAGAGGGGGCAGACGCTCAATACTTAACGTGGTCTCAGGTGCCTACAACTATTGAGCTTGAGATGAAGACACTCTTTGAGAAAGCCTATTCTATGACTAATACACCTCAGATTAGCTTTGAGAGCTTGAAAGGTGCCGGTAATGCTTTATCGGGCGTCGCTTTTGATTATGTGTTCTTATCTACTCATTTGCAGGTTGAAAATCATGCAGAGGTGATCGGAGACTTTATGCAACGAAGAGTTAACTTCTTAGTTTCTGCATTGGGAGCTATCAATCCTTATGAGTTTGATAAAGCATCCAAAACGATAGATATAGACGTGGATATTGTTCCATACCGATTGGATAATGTAGATGATAAAGTCTCTACCGCAGTGAAAGCTGTCGAAGGTGGAGTCTGGTCTCAAAAGAGAGGCGTAATGTTTGCTGGTATAACAGATCAGATAGAAGAAGAGCTGGCTCAAATCAAGGAAGAACAAGAAGAAAGGCAAAGTACTGAGGAACAGGAACAAAATATGAACAAGTAGAATCTTTTTAAAATTTATTGCTATATATAAGTGATTTTTATGTGTTTGTTTTTACTTTTGCTTTACGATCTGTAGATGTGAATTAAACTCTGCGGAATATGTGAAGAATTTAGCGGGGAGATTATAGTAACTTAAAATAATACGATTATGAAATGTCCACA